CTTATACGCAACTGCATTATCATTCGTAAATGTAAGATTTAATGCTTCTGATGCACCTCCACCACCTGTGTTAGCTTGATTATAAGCCGCTTGCGCTAGTGATGTTGCATTATTAGCTTGCGTGTATGCTGTGTTTGCGGTATTCCATGCATTACTCGCTCTAGTTCTAGCAACAGTATCTACTGTACCACCACCGCCACCCGATTGTTCTACGAATTCAAATTTCTGTGTGGACTCATTAAATGATAAAACAAATCCATCAGCAAGACCAGTAGTATCAACGTCATCTAAGTAGCGTAGATTAACTTCACCGCCACCACTACTACCGCCTCCACGATCCGATAGAATCGTATTTACTTTTGCTTTGTACTGAGTTACATCTTTTTGTAAAACTTCTTTAAACTGATTGACAGATTGTTCAATAGCTTTTAAGTCTGCGTCTTTACCATCCTTACCTGGAATACCTTGAATACCTTGCGGTCCAATTTCACCTTGTGGTCCTGCTGGTCCTTGTTGTCCATCTCTTCCGTTTTGTCCTCTGTCGCCTTTGTCGCCTTTAGGTCCTTGCTCACCTTGAATCCCTCTTTCACCGGCAGGTCCGACTGGACCCATTGAGCCTTCTTGTCCATCTCTTCCGTCCAGACCATTTTTTCCATCTGCGCCTCGCTCGCCTTTATCACCTTTTAATCCACGTTCACCAGCAATACCTTGTATGCCTTGCTCGCCTTGTGGTCCAACATCGCCCTTGTCACCTTTATCGCCCTTGTCACCTTTCAATCCACGTGGACCTTCAAGTCCCATATTACCCTGTGGACCAACTTCTCCTTTTTCACCTTGTGGACCAACTTCACCACGTTCTCCTTGTGGTCCACGTTCTCCTTGTGCGCCTGTAGCACCAATAGGACCTCGCAAGCCTTGTGCGCCTGCTGGTCCTTCAATGTATTCAACAATTGGCTGTTTTGTTTTTTCTTCTAAAAAAGATACTAGTTCAACTTTTAATTTTTGTACTTCTTTTTTAGTATATGCAACAGATGTTGCAATTGCGACAGCATCGTTTAATGTGGTATTAATTTCCTTCTTTGTCAACTTTAGCCTCTTCAACTAATGTGCCAAAAAATGCTGTCATCGATTTTGCTAATTCTCTTTGATCTGCATCATCGATTGTTCTAGTCTCAGTTTCTTCCTTCTTTACACTAACAACAACTGGTATTGTTTGTGGCTGTGGTGGAGGTGCAATAGGTTCTTCAACTGGATCATCTTCTGCTTCTGCGGCTTCTTCATCCATTTGTTCGTCAATTTCTTTAATGTCATCTTCAGATTGTTGAAGAATATTTTTACGAACATATTCAATAGAGAAATATTTGCCAACATAAGCATCAATGTCAGAAAGAATGCCCAAACGTTCTTTCATAATTTCAACGTTCTTCAATTCTGTGAAATGTGCATCTGATTGGAAATCGTAACTAATTTCTTCTTTCATTTGTTCCCACTCTTTGCGAGTACAGACACCTTTAAGAAGTAATTGTGTTTCTAATATTCTATCAAATAGATGTGAGAATCTTAAACGCAAGCGTGAAATAAATTTACCAAATTTCAATTCATCTCTAGTAATTTCAGAAGCACGACCTAAAGAGAATCCATTGTCAGATTCTAAACGTGAAACTGGAACATTCAAAGACTTAAACATTTTCTTTTGGAAATATAATACGTCTTCAATCTCACCGAGATTCTGGCCACCCTGTAATGTAGTAATCTCTGTGCCTTTACCACCTTCTCTACGTGGTAACCAAAAATCTTCAAGCATTGTCTGATAACGTCTATCGTCACGAATCTCACCTGTGTTTGCATCATAGACTAATTTGTTTTTATACTTCTGCATGATTTCACGCAAGTATTGTTCTGCTTTCATCTTTGGTAAGTTACCAACGTCAATATAAAAGATTCTACGTTCTGGTGCTCTTGCAATACGATAGATGACTGTTGCATCTTCAAGCATACGTAATTGATTTAACGGCTTGATTGCTTTGTGTAGATGAGAGATAATAACTTTACCATCTTTATCCGTAATTCCTGAGTGCGTGTATGAAATAGCATCTTCAGCAATTTTCATGCCTTGATTACCATCATTAGCAAACCCTTTGTCTGAGTATATAAAGTAATTTAAATATTGTGTTGTTGGATTAATATTACCAGTTGCAATATTCTTTTGCGTCTTCTTAGCCTCACGAACTTTACGAATCTTACGTGGATCAATGTAGCGAACTTCTTTTAAACCTTGTCTAGGATTCTTTTCATCAATCATCATATGATAGTAAAGTCTACCATCGATGTACCATCTACGAAAGATATCATATCCTTGATTGTTAAAATCTAAAAGTTTCATAATAAAATAGAATTCATCACGAATTTTTTTCTTGATAGATTCTGGTTGTTCAAGTTTATCTAAAATGATTTGAACTGGATAATCATCATTATCAAAAACTAATGCTTCGTTGACAATATCTTCAATTGCGGCATCACACTCTGGCTGTAAAGCCATTTCACGATACTTCTTAATTAAATCTGAATCCGATCTAATTTGACCTTCAAGGTCCATATATGTACCGTAAATTCCACCACCAGAAATTGGTACCGACCCGTCATCTTCGATAGGAGGAACAAAAGATTTTAATTGCACCGCTTCGGGTTCGTCTTTACCAATTGAATAACCAAAAAGTTTTATTGCCATATAAGTCTCTCTATAAAAAAATGGGGGCGTAATAGCCCCCATTGTTGACAACTATTACGCAATTATTTATACTGCGTAAAAATCAGCATCAGTTTATGAAGTCATATCTGCATCGTGTGCAAATGCTTCATCTTTATTACCAGCTTGCAAGTAGTGGTATTGGAAATTAACTGTAAACTCTGATAAAGTATCTGTACTATCAAAAGATAAATCTAATGCACCAACGTCTGTTGGATATGCATCGACCAATTGATACTGTCTAGATACTGTTCCGTCAGCTTTTAAATGTTTAATTTTAATAGTTGAGTAGTAATCTGTTGCAGTAGATTTTGAAGCAGAATCATAGTTTGATGTAGATACATAGTTTACCCATGCATTGAATGCGTTACGCATTACATGATTTTCATCATTAATAACCGTAACTGTCCAATCTGCAAATGTTCTATCTCCTGCAATCTTAACTCTTCTACCACCTCTAAATGGAACTTCAATAACTCCAATTGTCATGCCTGGTACTGCTGCCGATTTGCATAGTAATCCCATTTTTTCTGAGTATGCAGTTTGGCTTCCGCCTGCGGCTGAAATAACACTGGTTGGAAATGTTAATTCAATTTGAAATAGATTGGCTCTAGCGCCTCTATTTAATTGTGTTTTTAAATCTGATATTGTTGCGAATGTCATGTTGGCTCCTTATTCTTAACCAGCGATTTCGTTAGTTGGAGTGCCAATTTCAAAATAATCATAAGTCCAAGTTACTGTGAAATCTTCAACAGCATCTGTAGTGTCGTATGATAAATCGATTGACGAAATGTCGCTAGGCCAGCAATTGATTAGTCTATATTCTCCAGCATTAACTGAACTTCCATCTTCTCTTAATTGGAAGATTTCAACTGTACCATATAAACCTTTTACTGCATTAGATACTGTAGTAGTACCTAAACCTCCAGCATTTCTATTTCCAATATCGCTAACGCCAAAATTTACTTTGACAATATCATTTTGCCATCTCTCCAACTCTGAACGTGATGTAAAATTTTCATCGTTCAGAATTGTTGAAGTCCATTCGGCAAATGTTCTGTCTCCACCCATTTTCAAGCGGCGACCAGCATTCATTGGAATCTCAATTGTTCCCAATGTTGATGATGGCAACGATGCCGCTCTGCATAGATATTCAACAGCAGTCAAGTCGTAGCCTTGAGGAGCACTAATCTTGACCTTAAATAAATTAGGTCTAGAACCTGCTCCTAAAGCCGCTCTAAAATCTGATATTCTAAATGACATAACTTTCTCCTTTGTTATCTGTAATTATTTATCCTACAATCTCATTAAATGTAGCAGTACCTCTTACAGAAACAAAGTTGAGTTGAATGAAGTTAACGGAACGTACTGGCTGTACGAAAATATCACATACAAATTCGTTTGCATTTACAACGTCTTCTGGATTGTTTGTACCATCACAGATAACTTTGAATGCAGTAATACCTCTACGTGATTGAACGCTTCTTAAGTATGGCGTAATCAAGTTAACAAAATTCGAACGTGTTGTTTCATCGTTTTGGTCAAATAATACATTGTCGGCAGCCGCACCAATTGTTCTTTGCAATTCAATGAACAATCTACGAACGTTAAGTCTGTTTGTAGATGTATTTCTTAATGTGAATGTCTTGTCACCAAACAATACAGTACCACGACCAACTTGTGTGATAACTGGATTAACTGATGCACGATACAATGTATCACGCTCAGATTGATTTGGATTGAAGGCTAAACGAACTAAGTTTTGAACACGACCAGCTACGAAACCAGCTGGAGATAACCATGCTTCACGATTCAAATCGTTACGTGCCATGCAACCTGCAATGTCAGCATTCAATGGAACATAAACATATGCGTCATTGTATTTGTCGTATTGATATTTCCAACCACTATCTGCAACAACGTATGTAGAGCGAGAAATTGTATCTGCCCATGCACTAATTGAAGTTGCTTCAGAACCAGCATTGTTAACAACGTTTGCTCTCAATGGAGAAATACATACCATTGCATCTTTTCTAACTTCAGCAACGTCAGCAATAATTCTATTGACAACAGTTGCATTTGATTGACCAGCAATAACGATTGCCGCTGGGATTTCAGATTTGTTTGCAAGTTTTCCGTATGCAGTTGTGCGATCACCATCAGTTACAGTACCACCATCAGTACCACCAGCAAAACTGTATGTCTTTGGAGCATTTACTGCCGTATATGTTGTTGCTGAACCAGAAACAGTTAATGCAGTACCCCAATTTACGCCTGCTTGGTCATGGTCAGTCCAACGAATCCAGTTAGAACGCTCATTGATAACATCTTTGTAGTAATTAGAACCACCATTTTCGCCTTTAGCATTAGATGCTTTAGAGATTGCTTTGAATTTCTCCAAAACTGTTCCTGGTGTTCCTGTGATATCACCTGTCTTGTCTACAACAATAACGTGCATTTCATCGTTAGTTGCGCCAAGTGTAGTTCCCTGAACGGATGTTCCTGGAGTTAATTCGAATTGATCGTAGTATTCCCAACGGCGTGTTGCAGAAGCGGCAGTAGCGCCACTTAAGTGTGCTGAAGTTAATGTGAATGATGTTGCATTAGTAACAGATGCAACTTGGTTAGTACGACCACCAAGAACAACTAAGTCACCAACGTTCAATTGTGTGTTAGCAGTAGAACCAGAACCTGTAACTACTGTTCCGTTAAGAGCAACAGTAAATGTTCCAGTCAATGTTGAAGACCATGCATTTGCGCTTGGGCAAGTAGAAACTTTAAGTGCATTACCTAAAGCGCCAGCATATTTTGCTGCCCATGGACCATTGTCAAAAGATGAAGTGTTTAAGTACGCATCATCGTTTTTAATTAAAACGCCAGTTCCTGATGTACCAGAACCAGTTGTAGCTTCTGTCGTAGCATTTAATGCAGTATTAGCGGCACGAACAACAAACAATGGAGATGAGTATCCCAAAAAGTTTGAAGCAGATAAAAAGTCAACGATATTTGTTGCGTTAGGCTTACCAAATTGTGCTACCAAATCGGACTCAGAAACAACTTGGGTTGGAACTTCAATCGGTCCCCAAGTAAATTGTCCAGCGAAAGCGCCGGAAGTAGAAGCAACTGATTGGTTAGATGCTACCAAATCTTGTTCGGTGATCTTAACGCCTGGTGAAATGAGACTTATAGCCATTGAATTCTCCTTGTTATAA